CTATAGAGATTATTTTAAACATGATGAAGGATGCTGAAAAAGGCATTTATTCAAATTGTGTAGCAGTAAGAAAAGTTAAAGATACTTTAAGGGATTCAGTATTTGAACAGCTTACTTGGGCGATTGAAATGTTAGGTGTGTCAAATTATTGGCATGTTAGAGAAAGTCCTTTAGCACTTACATATATTCCTACTGAACAAAAAATATTATTTAGAAGTGCATTATTGCAGAAAGATTTAAAGAAAATTAAGTCAACTAAATTTAAAAGAGGATATTGTAAATATATTTGGTATGAAGAGGTAGACGAGTTTGACGGTATGGAAGAAATAAGAAATATTAATCAAACTCTTTTGCGTGGTGGTGCTAAATTCTTTGCATTTTATTCTTATAATGCTCCTAAGTCAAAGCGTAACTGGATTAACGAAGAAGCTTTAATTGAGAGAGATGATAAATATAAACATCATAGTACATATTTGAGCGTTCCGAGACATTGGCTAGGTGAACAGTTTTTTATTGAAGCTGAACATTTGAAGAAAGTAAATCCCAGTGCATATGAACATGAATATGAAGGTAAAGTTACTGGTACAGGTGGCGAAATATTTAGTAACTTAACATTAAGAAAAATACCTGATGAAGAATTAAAAACTTTTGATAAAATATATCGAGGAATTGACTGGGGTTATGCAGTAGACCCATTTCATTATACAGTCAATTATTATGATTCTACTAGACGCAAATTATATATATTCTTTGAACATCATCAAGTACAACTAAGTAATAGCAAGGCAATAGAACTTGTAAAAGCTGAAAATATAAGCAATGGTATTATTACATGTGATTCGGCTGAACCTAAGAGTATCAGAGAGTTAAAAGATAATGGATTAAGACCGAGAGCAGCAAAAAAAGGACCTGATTCAATCGAATACGGAATAAAATGGTTACAGGATTTAGAGGAAATAGTGATTGACTCTGACAGATGCCCTAACACAGCTAGAGAGTTTTCAAACTATGAGCTAGAAAAGGATAGCAACGGAAACTTTAAAGGTGAATATCCTGACAAAGACAATCATTCTATAGACTCAGTAAGATATAGTCAAGAAGAAAATATTAATGCAAGAAGAATTAAATTCTTTAAATAGCGAGGTGATACAGTGTCGTACATAACAGATACAGAATTAATAAAAAGTATGCTTAATACCGAAACACCTGTTTCAAACGAGCGAGTTATCGAAGACTTGATAAACGAGGACTTGAATAGTGAAGAAAAACTTGCAATGCTTGAAGGTGTGAGATATTACAGAAGCAAGAATACAAAGATAATGTCAAGGAAATTTAATTTGTACACAAAAACAAACGATAATCAAAACTTTGATATTCTTGGCAATAGTGAGGATATTTACAGGGCAAATAATAAGCTTGCGAATGGTTTTCTTAAAACGCTTATTGACCAAAAGATTAATTATAGTTTATCAAAACCTTTTATCGTTCAAAATGCTGATAATATTAATAATTTGATTGATTTTTCTTCATTGCTCAAAAAAATGTGTAAAGAGTCTAGTAAGAAATCTGTTGAATGGGCGCATCCTTATATCAATAGCAACGGCGAATTTAAAGTTATAAATGTATCAGCTCAAGAGATAATACCAGTTTACGACAATTCATTTGAAGCTGAATTAAAACAAATTATAAGATATTACAGCACTACAGTTATTGAAGGTACTGAGAAGAAGCAACGTTTTAAAGTTGAGTTGTGGGATAAAGAAAAAGTAACATACTACATGCAGGATAGAAACGACAAATATCATATTGACGTAACGATTGACCCTAATCCACGTTATCACTGGAATGAAGTACACATACAAATGGGGAAACCTGTTAGAATTGAAGGGCATGGTTGGGGCAAGGTTCCATTTGTACCACTTTGGAATAATGACGAACATACCACAGATTTAGAGCCAGTTAAGGCACATATTGATGTATATGATATAATAGAATCTGACTTTGCAAATAACATTGAGGACTTACAAGATGCAGTAATAAAGTTGGTAAACTACGGTGGCATAACCGAGAATCTTAATGAATTTATCATGTATCTTAAAAAATATAAAGTATTGCCTTTGGATGCAGAGGGTAACGCTGAGTATATGACTACAGAAATCCCTGTTATTGCAAGAGAAACAATGTTACAGACGCTACGAAATAATATATTTGATTTTGGTCAAGGTGTTGATGTGACACAAACAGGTGACGGAAACATTACAAATGTTGTCATAAAGAATCGTTATGCAGGATTAGACCTGAAAGCAAATGATACAGAAGCAAGAATAATTGATTTTGTAAAGGAATTAGCTTGGTTTTGTAATGAATATTTGAGAATGACAGGGCAAAAACAGGACGTAATAAAAGATATAAACATGATATTTAATCGGTCAATTATAATCAACACAAAAGAAATTATAGACGGAGTTGTGGCAAGCAAAGGAATTATATCAGACAGGACTGCAATTAGTAATCATCCTTGGGTAACAGATGTTGACGAGGAAATAAAACAAATGAAAAAGGAACGTGAAGAAATGGCAGCACAAATTAATCTTGATGGAGGTATGGAAGATGAAGACGAACAACAAGAAGCTAATGGAGAAGATAAACAAAATCAAACGTAGGGCAGGAATGATTGTAGAGGAAGAAATCCATCTTCCGTCAGTAGAAGAAAAGCCAAAGCGGAAAAAGAAAGTAGTTGAACCTGTTGAGGAAGTGATGCCTGATGTTGCCGAATAATGAAGCATTGGACACTTTGACGGATAAAAAAGAACAGCAGATGAACAAAGAATTAATTAAAATCTATCAAAGAAGTCTAAAAGATACACGCTCCGAACTTGCTAAAATATATGAACAATATAGTGTCGATGGTGTTCTTGATTATGCTACTATGCAAAAATATAATAGGCTTGCAGGACTTGAAGCATCAATAACGGAAGTATTAAAAGAATCTTATAATGAAATCGGCAGAGTATTAACGGCTAATTTAACAGATATTTATACAACAAATTATCTTTACACTGGCTTCATCCTTGAGACTATGAGCCAAACAAAATTAGCCTATGCTTTACTGCCTACTGAGGCAATAAAAAAAGCTATACAAAATCCAATATCGGGACTTACTCTTAATCAACGTTTGCAAAAAAATCGAACTGAGATTATACTTAAAACAAGGGAACAATTGACACAAGGATTAATACAAGGCGAGTCAATACAGAAAATGTCTAAACGTATAAAAGATTTATATGAAAATGATACAACAAAATCTTTGCGTATAGCACAGACAGAAACAAACAGAGTAAGAAACGAGGGAAAGGATGTAAGCTATGACAAAGCAAAAGCAAAAGGAGTTAATTTTACTCGTGTTTGGGTATCGTCACTTGATAGCAGAACAAGGGATACACATAAAAAATTAGATGGCACAAAACAAAATAAGGATGGATATTTTGTAATCGGCAGATATAGGGCTAAATATCCCGGGGGTTTCGGAGTTGCTGAAATGGATATAAATTGCCGATGCACGACAAGAGCAGAGTTTAAAGGATTTGAACCAACTGTAAGACGTGCAAGAGGCGAAGGAATAATTGATTACAAAACTTATGACGATTGGTATAACGATAGAGTAAGTAAATAATAAATCGCATCTATGCGTTAAATAGATATCTAATCGAGGACTTGACCTCGTAAAAAAATGTAAAGGAGAATGAACATGAAAAGAGAATTTTTAACAGAACTAGGAATAGAGGCAGAAAAGATAGACAAAATCATGGCTGAGTATGGGAAATCCGTCAATGATGCAAAATCGAAGATGGAAGAAAGACTTGAGGAAGCAAAACTACTCAAGGAAAAAGTATCAAGCCTTGAAAAGACTGCCAAAGATACAGAGGCGTTGTTGAAAGACAATGAAGAAATGAAACAGAAATACGCAACATTACAGACAGAAAGCAAAACACAGTTAGAGCAAAGAGATAAACAAATATCTCATATCACAAAAAAAACGGCTTTAACTAAGTCGTTGCAAGAAAAAGGTGCTAGGTATCCTGATTTGTTGATTAAAGAACTAAATCTTGATGAAGTAGAGTTAGAAGGTGAAACAATAAAGAATTTCGATAAACTATATACGCCTTTGACGGAAAAATACAAAGATATGTTCACGACAACAGAAATAAAGGGCAATGAACCTAGCAAAGGTAACTCACAAACATTTGACCCTAGTTCTATGGACTGGTCATTTATCGATAATATTAAATGATGAAAGGATGATTTATAATGGCTAATAGTATAGCATATGCAGTTAAATATTTAGAAATGTTAGACAGAATTTATAAAGCAGCAGCAGTAACATCAGTTTTGGAGGCAGCAGCAACACAATACAGACTTGATACAATCAATGAGAAAACTGTTTATCTTAAAAAGATGGCATTGCAAGGCTTGGGAGATTACAGTAGAACAAACGGTTATGATGCAGGGGATGCTACAGTAACATGGGAAGCACATACCTTTGCAATTGAGCGTTCAAAGATGTTTAACCTTGACACCATGGACGCAAAAGAGGCGTATACACAAATTACTGAATTGGCAGCGGAATTTCAGAGAGTGCATGTTGCTCCTGAGATTGATGCTTACAGATTTGAAAAGATTTGTACACTTTGCAGTCTTGACGTATCCGCAGATTTGACAGATGACACAGCAATTGCAGCAATTGACACAGCAATTGAAACTCTTGACGATGCAGAAGTGCCAAAAGAAGGTCGTGTAATGTTTATAAGCAATGAAATGTATAGACTTATGAAGCAGTCAGGCGAGTTTATCAACACTAGATTAATTGAAACAGCTAACGCAATCAACAGAAACATTACAACATTTGACGAAATGCCTTTAATCAAAGTTCCAAAGGCTAGATTTTACAATAACTTTGATTTTACAGCGTCAGGTGCGGGTGGTTTTGCTCCTGCAGGCGGTTCAAAACAATTGAACTTCATAATTGCATATGCTCCTGCTGTATTAGGTATCTTGAGACATGTATCTCCTAAGATTATTACACCAGACCAAAACCAGAGTAAAGATGGATGGTTGTATGGTTATAGATTAGTACATGATTTATTTATA